CCGGAGTCAGAAGAATTAGCCGTAACCGTCGAGCCAGAAGTGTCTTTCGCCGTGATCTCGTAAGTGTTTGTTCCGGTAACCAGTGATATTTGATATTCCTGATTCAACACCGCGGCAGTGACGTTGCCGCCAAGGGTGGCCGCACCGCTGAATGTAACAAAATCATTAGAAACGGCGCCGTGAGCCGTGTCCGTGACCGTAATGGTTGATGAGCCGTCGGATGCTGAAAAGGTCACATCGCCAGCGGAGGTCGTAGCCCTGACTGGCGTCACGTCGTAATAAACGTCGCCTTCTTCGATGTAGTATTTGAACGTGGTTCCAAGACCCAGATAGCGTACACCGCCCAGCGATATCCAAGAGTGAAGCGCACGGCCTGTGCCGAGGTAATAGTTAGTTCCTAGCTTTAACCAGCCGCCAACTTTTTCAACACGTCCCTTTCTGAAACGAACGAGGTTGCCATCCACCCAGCCACCTTTTGCTGAGTAGTCAGTGCCCTCTTTGTCGATACCCGGTTGGAATTCTAAAGTTTGTAGCGGCATGGCGCATTACGCAATCCGTATAATCGCGCCGGTCGCTGTAGGGCTTGGCATCACAATAGTGAAGTCGCCCGCGGTACTGGTCTTGTCTCCGCCAAAATCCACAATCGCGCACGCTTTATCGCTCTGCGTGTCGTTGTATATCATCATTCCACGACAAGTAATGGTTGCCGTGGAAAAAGTCAGATCTGCAAAATCGCAAACCGCCGTTGTGCCGCTTGTGGTTGGCGTCACCGAAGTCAGTGTGCCACCGCCGGTTGAGTAGTTTGTGCCACTTGCCTGACCCGTCGTTGTAAATGCAGTCGTGCCCGCACCGAGGGTTGCGCTTGAGGTGTACAGCGCCAACTTAAAAGCGTTGCCGCTGGTCGCAGTAAAGTTGTGGGTGCCTACAAGAATCTCTTGCTTGAAGCTGGTGGGGATAGCAGACGTGATGGCCATGTCAAAGCTCCTTGATAATTTTTGCCATATCTTCATGCCCTTGAGCATCTAATAAACCACGAATGGTGACCCGATCAGAAGCGATGGCACTCTTCATGCCCATCAATATTAGGGTATAAACTTGGTTTCGGAAAGCCTCTGCTTGCAATCGTATGTGGGGCGCCGCTTCTTGACTTATACCCAATATTTTATTCGTTGTATGAGTTGCCCAAAACTCCGGGTCATGGCCTTTGTTATCGGTTGTAGAAACCAAAACTTGGCCCAACTCAAAACCGGCTTGTTCTTTCATCATCCTTTGTATGGCTCCGGGGCGGATGGTAACTCGATTGTCTCTAGCTTGTGCTTTTTGACCATGCTGGCCAGCTCAGACCTATTACAGACCACCCAATCGCCCTGCGGATCAGGCATGGCAATTTTTGGATTTGGCAGTCGGTGATAACCGTACAAGCGATCTTCTATTTCGACATTCTGATCGAGCAAAGACGATCTAGGGCTTACGCCCACGGTGATGTCCATGGAGATCAGTTTACAAATCCAAAACTCTAAGCAAGCCCTGCCGGCCTCTGCGAAATGTAAGTTGTGCTTGTAAGAAAAGTCCATGCCGAAAAGATCTAAGTGCCCGACTTTGTTGTATGCCGCGAAGGCCAAGGCGTAGGCAACCGTTGTGTTCATGTAAGCACAACGCTGATCCTTGATTACCTCTTCAAGGGGGAACTCAACGATAGATGGCACACGCTCATCGAGTTGGCAGGAGTAAATTGGCTTAGTAAAGCCGGGGAGTAAGCGACGCATGACTTCGGTTTGATTGCCTGCGTCTTCCGTGTCGAGATAACGGCTTGCGGGATCCATCATGAAGACCCTGTCGCAATCAAAAATAGATAAGGCTGAGTTTATGACCCAGACCTCATCCCATCTTTTGCTGTTCTCTACCCCGATTACATAATCAATTTGAGATGCTCCCAAACCGATTAACGCTATTTTTTTGCCTTCTAAACTTTCAATCCGTGCCATCAACTCACGCCTGTTCGTAATAAGTCAAACCTGTACTCATCTCTAGTTCCGCGGCCTTCGCTAAGATTCTTCATCCGAGCGATACCCTCTTTGAACCGAGCCTCAAAGGTTCCTATTACGTCAGGAGCTTCTTTCAAAAACACGGCAGCCTCAACCAAGGTGCCGTATAGCAATGGATCTGGATGATCCGTGGACAACAGAGTGGTGCCCGAGTCCGCACCGGCCGTCAAAGACGCCGGTTTGAACAAATAGTGCAGCTCTGCCGTATAAGCAGAATCTGGCACCGGAGAAAGTTCGAACGCCACTTCGTCAAATAAGGAGTAATACTTTGGCCTACCAGTCGTTGTCGTTGTAGGGCTGTATTGCTTTATGAATGACGGATGTTTGAAATCTAAATAGTGATACTTATTGCTTGAGTCTATGACTGCCAAAGAAAACGGCGCAAAGAAATCGCTTGGCGTTGCCAAAAACCGATTACTTGCGCTCAACGTGCCTTGTACGTTCTTTCGTTGCTCCGGGAGCTGAACCAACTTAAAGATTCGGCTTTCAGACTGCTGAATGAACGTGTTCAGGTTGTTGTTGAACGTCGTTTCATTGACCTGCAAATAGTCCTGCACGGTCGATTTTAGTGTGGCTAATGTGAAGCTCATGACGTAATTACCTCCACGGTGCCGACACTAGCAGTTAGTCCAAAAGTTTGCAAACTTGTGCCAAGTTTTCCATCTCCGACGTTGGTGTAGACCGAGAAAAAATTGTTGTCATTCCCGTCCGCCGAAATGTCGGGTCGCGACACCTTCAACGCTTGAGGATCAACGGGCGTTGGTTTTGGCATTAACTGAGGATGCTTAGGCGACCATTGATCCGGGCCGACAAGCAAACCGTCCCAAGTGAACTTCATGTCGCGCAGGCGATAACGAAAGCCCGTTATGTCACAGATCCCGTAAGCCCGTTTGTCAGATGCGAATGCCATCAGCCGAGATTGTAGCCGCGTAGATCAGGGGCCACCCTGAATGAGACACGAGCCTGATCTTGTGACAAGGCACGCTCAAATTCTTCTTCGTAAAGCTGTTTCAGCATGGCCACTTTGTCGGGCGCCCTCTTGAGAGCCATGTAATAAGCAAGCCCGGCAGATAAGCACGGGTAAAACCGAAAAGGTAACTCAAGAGTATTTGCGCCTACGTCAGCATCGTCCATACGGGTCAGCACGTTTAATTTCAAAGCGTAGGTGGAATTTTTATCGGGAGATGGCCAAACCGTGACAGTAGGACTGATCTGCTTGTCGATAAAATATTGGTTGGGCTTGCCAGTAGTGGTTTTTGTGCTCAGGTTCGCATACTCAGAGCGAGACAATCTGCTGACCGGCACATCTACTGTATCACCGCCAATTGTTTCTCTGATAAATACATCTAGCACATCAATTGTGGCAGTTGGATTGACTGCATCTATGGTGTAATTCGTTGTGCCGACAACCATGTCGATACTTTTTTGGTTGATAGTCCACTGGTTAAGACCGCGGTTGGCCCACTCTGCGAGCATCAAATTCAAAGATCGAGTCGCGCTCTTGAGATCGTAACCCGTGCGCAGCTCCAAGCCGCATCGCTCGAATGCCTCTTCGACGTAGTCCGCTACATCTAGCTCGAAATCTTTACTTGCGCTTAGGGCCATCTGTTTTCTCGGGTGCGTACAAATTATCGAACACTTTGTTCACGTCCAAAGTGTAGTCCAAATCGCTCTTGCTGTAATGAATATGTTGGCTGGGCTTGAAGTCGGGGGCACCGTCGCCAACAGAAAACCAAGCAGGATGCGTAACTCTAACTCGATTGTTCGGCAGCGCAACGATGTTGCCCGTCCAGTCTCCGGCGTCTAATAGCTGCATGACGTGGGACTGTTTATGCTGAGCTGGGTCGTCGGCAATTTCGTTTTCTGCGTAGTCAACCGTAAACAAGTATTTCGCTGGATAAAACTCGCCATCTATTTTCGCAATCCACGGGCACGGCGTGCATCTATCAAGAACATAGACCGAGTGATTGTACGAAGAACAATCCCACGGCTGCGCTGCCCAGACGGGCATGGGGTCTGGCCAACCTTCGTAGTCAGTGTCTCCAGCTAGAGCGGTGATTGGCATACGAGCCCACATTGCCCCGCCGTGAACATTCTCCTCGTCACCTTGACACTCAGCCCCGGTAAAAATGACTTGAAAGCTCAAGCACCGTGTCGGCATCGTTGTGACAGCAATAGCCATGGCGTGCAAGAACTCGCCATGATATTGCTCGTGATTATGCGTGTATTCGCGCCGCACCCAACATTTGAAGTACGGAATATTGCTCTGTAAATACGCCACGCCTAGCGGCCAAACAAACCGTCCTTTTTATTGGATGGCTTTTTAAACTTGGTCTGCTTGGCTTTGACCGTGCCGCCTTTGTTCATGCCACCGGGCTTTTTCATCGTGCCACCCTTGTTCATACCGCCGGGCTTCTTGATTGTACCGCCCTTATTCATGCCACCGGGGGGCATCTTCTTCATCGTGCCGCCTTTGTTCATGCCACCGGGCTTTTTCATCATTCCGCCTTTGGTCGTCATTTTGCGTCCAGCCATGCCTGCTTGCTCCTGTTAACTCCGAGGGACTCGGGTTAGTCGTTGTTTGGAAGGCATGATAGCACCACACCCCCTTGCCTGAATTGAAATCGAACCACCGTTTCTGGCGTAGGTGGCTACGTTAGTAGGTCGCCCACCGACGCCTTGTTTCTTAGATCGCTTTCGCGAAACGGCGCTTTTACGCTCTGCAGCCGTCATTTGCTTGGCCTCCGATCTCGGCACACATTTGGGGTACGCCCTGCCAGAATCTTCAGCACTTGCCCTACCGCAAGCTTGGAATTCCCCGTCTTTTTTCGGCGCACCGATGTCTACCCAGTCGCCACCTTTACCTTTACCAAACCACTTCTTGAGGCCGCCCTTTGGTTTAGCCACGAGGTACTCTCGTCATCTTTTGTTTGTCCGCCATGATTGCTCCACAACCACGGCCCTGCATCATGACACTGCCGCCGCCATTCATGTTTTTTGCCATGCTTTTCGCGATTGCCGTGCCGCGCTTGCGCTCGTACTTGCTAAGCTTACCGTCGTCATCCAGATCGCTTTTTTCAAAATCTAAAGTGACCTCGCCACCGACTCGGCCAGAATATTTTCCGCCCAACTCTTTGTACCTTTTGACCATATATCCCGAACCATATGCGGAAGGCCAAACTTTGAATTTTCTTTTGGCCTCCGACCTAGCTTGTCGATAGAGCTTGGGGTTCGCCACATTGTCAGGAACGTCATCTTTAGCCATTACATTCTTCCTCCGATTCCTATGCCACGCATGAGCTGGCTCCGAACATCAGCCGGTAAGGGCATAGAAGTAATACCGCCTCGCCTCGTCGCTCTAGCGTTTCTTTGCATCACAGGGCGTTGTGCCTGC